TTTCTGTATGTTCAACAAAAGCAGTCACTAGTCAAATCATTGTATTATCTTTAATTGCGATTTGGTTTGCTCAAAATAAAAATGTTCATATTCAAAAAAGAAAGAAATACATTAATGATTTAAACAAATTATACTTTCAAATTGAATTATTATTAAATAAAATGGATATTTCTATGTTTAATTATTATAAATTGTTGAATATGTTTGAAAATAAAGACAAATGTTTTGTTATATCTCAACAACAAGGTGTGTCATTCGAAGGTGCTTTAAAATTAAAAGAAATGTGTTATTTGATGGCAGAAGGACAACTTGCCAGTGGACTAAAACATGGTCCGTTTAGTATTTTAGAAAAAGATTTCCCTATCATATTAATTGATAATCAAACAAATCATCATATGAAATTAATGAACATTTATGATGAGATTATCTCTCGTGATGCGAATGTTCTTACTATAAGTGATATCCCTAATCTTTCTGATATGAGAGAAAATGTTATAATAATCCCTCATAATGAAACCTATTCTAATTTATTATCTATTGTTGCTTTACAATTAATTAGTTATTATTTAAGTAAAGGAAGAAATTCAAATGTAGATTTTCCTAGAAATATAGCAAAAACAATCACAGTTTAAAACTTGAATTAAAGTCAATATTCAATATTAAAATTTTAATTTAATATTGAATTGTGTTTTCATCATATGATTTAATTAGATTAGATTAGATTATTTATTTCAAAGACAATAGATATAAATATTTATTTAATGAACCTACAATTTCATCTTTAATATTATTAATATCACTATAAAATGTCTGAGGTAAGTGAGAATGGAAATACACTAATTGACTAATAAAAGTTTTAATTGTTTTTTCCATTTCACTGTTATTTGAAACACCATGAATCACTAATCTTTTATAATTAGACATATTTATACGATATTTAGAATCTCCTTTACCAATCATTGTTTCAACATATTCATCTACTTTATCAGAAAGACCATCGTATAAATCCCCAGTTGCTTTATGTGTTGCGTATGATAAAGTATTCCAATGATATAATCTTAATAATGTTAATAATTCAAGCATTTTTTTAATAAGCATGTCAAATTGAGTTTGATTTACACGTTTATATTTTAATGTTTTTGATTTAGTTTTATGTCCAACCTGTTTACGGATTCCTCCGTTTTTGTTTGTATTTTTACGCGACATATATATACTTTATATATATTTTAATCGTCAAATTATTATATTATAAAGTATGCCTAAATTTATTTATTTTTGATTACTTATATTAAGCATTGTTACACATAATCTAATCTATAGTTGACATTATTATCATTGTAATATTAATTCAAAATACGATTAAAGATTATATTACTATATATCAATAGATGTTAAATTATACGAAATCTAAGTTTGGCATGAAGAGTCGAAACAATAAAGATATATTTAATTATATTTATATTAAATGTCCTGAATTTACAAATAAAAATACAAAAATAAATAAAATGAATGAATCTGATTTTTATATTCCAAAAATAAATGAATATAATAATATAATTAAATTAAATTACAATCTCAATATGATTAAACAAATTTGCGAACATTATCAAATTAGTAAATCTGGTACAAAACAAGAATTAATGAAAAAATTATATTTATTTTTATACGCAACTCATTCTATTAAAAAAATACAGCATCTTTTCAGAAATTATTTGAAACATAAAGTAATTTTATTAAAAGGTCCTGGGTTCACAAATAAAAATATATGTGTAAATGATACTGATTTTTTAACTATGGAAAATCTAATAGATGTTCCTGATACAAAATTCTACAGTTTTAAAGACGATGATAATGTAATATATGGTTTTGATATGTCATCACTTTTAAGCGCAATTAATAAAGATTCTCAATTCAAAAATCCATATAACCGAAAAACTCTACCTATTTCAAAAATTAAAAATGATATACATAATATATTAAGACTTAATATTGTACTTAACTTAGATAATGAAAAAGAAATTGAACATAAAGATGATATTACAAATTTATCAATTCATAAACAAATACAATTAAAATTTTTATCAATATGTCAAAAAATAGACGAATTAGGAAATTATACAGATGTGAATTGGTTCACCTCTTTATCGGGTGTTCAAATTATTAAATTTTTTCATGAATTAAAAGATATTTGGTCATATAGAGCACAATTATCTATTGAAACAAAAATGGAAATTTATCCTTACGGAGACCCATTTCATGATATTTCAAGTATGTCGCAATATTATATTATAACTATCGACGATTTAAAAATTAAAATGATTAAGATTATTGAAAATTTTATTCATAAAGGAATAAATACACATGCTCAATTTTTAGGAGCTTCGTATATTTTATCAGCATTAACGCTGGTAAATGAAAATGCCGCACAAAGTATGCCATGGTTGTATTATTCTGTTGCCCACGTTTATTAAAAAAATTGTATACTTAAGGAAAATCACAGCATTTAGACATTTAAACCAAATATAATATATATTGCGTTAAAACACTTAAAAAAGAATTATTATAGTAATGTATATAATGCCCAAAGTAAAGAAAACCGAGTCTTCTCCTGCTCCCGCTGTTGTTGCTGCCGCTTCTGCCCCTGCTCCTGCCGCTGAGGTAGTAGCTAAAAAAGCTAGTTCTCGTGCTGCCAAGTCCGAGAGTTCCGATGCTGCTCCTAAGACCGCTCCTCGTGTCGTCAAGAAGGCGGTCGTCCCTGTAGTTGAGACCACTGCGGCTACTACTGATGCTACTTCTGTAGCCGTCGCTCCTGCTGCTGAACAGACCGAGGCTGTTGATACTGGTCTTGTTTCTGCTTTCAATGATGCGTTTGCTAAGCTTCAGCAGGTCACTTCTCTTCTATCTTCGCTTAAGAGCGATTTCCGCCAGCTTGAGCGCCGTGCTAGCCGTGAACTCAAGGTCGCTAACAAAACGTCTGCTCGCCGCCGCCGCAAAGTTGGAAACCGTTCTCCTAGTGGTTTTGTAAAGCCTACTCTCATTTCTGACGAGCTTGCCTCTTTCCTAGGTAGACCGTCTGGTGCTGAAATGGCTCGCACTGAAGTTACTCGTGAGATTAACGCTTACATTCGCAAGCACAATCTCCAGGACAAGAGCAATGGACGCAAAATTAATCCTGACTCCAACCTTTCTAAGCTACTCAAACTAAATGGTACTGATGAACTTACTTATTTCAATCTCCAGCGCTATATGAGTCCTCATTTTGCCAAGACTCAGAAATCCGCTGAGGCTAAGTAAATAAATATACAAATTAAATAAATAAATAAAAATAAAAATTTAATAAATAAAAATAAAAATTTATTTATTAAATAAACATTCAAATACTTATAAAATAAATAATACATAATCATACATCATATACATTATTTACGGTACTATGAATAAAACCTTACCATTTTATATGTATTTTAAAAAAAAATTGATTTAAAGATTCTGAGCTATAATAGATTATATCAAATACAACAAATGTCCCAAATCGTTAACGTTCGTGACTATAATCCTTCTACTGATATTTCCTATGCTAAGCCTAAGATTAATTCGGCTGGTGGAAAAAATGTATCTGTTATGAATGCCCGACTTCGCAAGGCAACTTATCTATCAACTCCTCTTATGCTCACCTGGGGAATGAGTGAATTCAGGGACGATAAAACTGGAAAAGTATCTTATGAACTATCTCTACAATTTCCAAATTCAGATTATCCTGATGCCGAAGGTGAAAGTTTCCTAGAAAAGCTTAAAACATTCGAAGATAAAATTAAGGCAGACGCAATCACTTACTCTAAAGAATGGTTTAATAAGCCAAAGATGACCGCTGAAGTTGTTGATGCTCTATGGACTCCGATGCTTAAATATCCCAAGAATAAAGAAACACAAGATTTCGATTATACCAAAGCACCTGTTCTACGAGTAAAGGTACCTTATTGGGAAGGCGAATGGAAGATTGAACTTTATGATATGGAAGAAAAACAAATTTGGCCATCTAATAATCACGCTGTTTCGACTCCACTTGAATTGGTTCCTAAACTAACACGCGTTGCTTGTGTGATTCAGTGCGGTGGTATTTGGTTTGCGAATGGTAAATTTGGAGTAACTTGGAAACTATTCCAAGCAGTCGTTAAACCACCTCAAAGTCTAAAAGGTACGTGTCATATTAAACTAAGTTCAAATGACAGGGAACGCATGGCTTCGCAAACAACCAGTGGACACCAAGATGCGTCTGAAGAAGATGATGATGTAGATGATTCAGCTGTTGGACTTCAAGTACAAGTACAAGACAGTGATGATGAAGGGTCTCAACCGCCTCCGCCTCAACAAGTAACTTCGTCTGTATCAGAAGCAGCTGAAGCAGCTGAAGAAACTGTAACCCGAAAGAAGGTAGTTCGCCGAAAGAAAAATGGTAGCGAGGAGTAAGTAAGTAAATAATCGTTTAATGTGTTGTGTTAAATAAAAATTATTTATAAAAATTTATTGATTTAAAAATTTCAATAAATTTTTTCTTTTTTTATTCATTTTCAAATAAAGTTAAATGTACTATAATATCAGAACGTCTTGTTACATTATATACATCACGTGTATCTATTTTTGATATACCCTGTTTTTTATAAATATATTTTTGTTTTTTTTTAATGTATAAATCATCACAAGGAATTTTAAATACTTTATTCCCCAAATTAAAAATAATATCTTTTGATAATAATCCATTTATTGGTTTTGTTAAATGTATATGTATATTATTATACTCATCTATCGATATATGATGGTCTAAATGAGGTATTATATTTACAATTAATTGATTATTTATAGATAAATCATAAATAATTTCATGGTGCCATAATGGAATATAGTATATTGTGTTATTGTAGTCTAGCTTATATATCTCATCATCCATTAAATTATCAATTGTTGGATGTAATTTTACAATCTCATCGTCTTTGATTTTTTCATTTATTATATTACCTATATTTTCCAAAATTTCAGGCGATATATTAAATACATCTGAATACTTTTTTATATACTCAAATAAATCAATCGATGTTTGTTTGTCAATCCCTTCAAAAAGTTCTTTATATACAATTTTATTATTCGTTATTTTTTCAATTATATCTAATATAATCGATTTATCCAATCGTCTACCTGTAAGTTTTGATGTAAAATTGTTAAGTATTTCAAAAAAATCATATTCTGTATCATCAAATGAAGTATTGTATTTTTCATCGTTTTTATTTAAATCATCATATTCATTTTGTTGTTTTAAAAAATCATATGCGTCTTTTAATTGTTGAAAATCAGATGTCGCATTTACTGAATTATTTTTATCTGGATGTATTTTTAACGATAATTTATGGTAATTTCGTTTCAAATCATTGAGAGAAAATGGTAAAGATAATTTTAATATTTTAATCGCTTTCTCTGTATTCATGTACTTTTGTTATTAAATAACACATATAATTCTCTAAATGATAAATTGGTCTATAATTATTATTATAATATTGTAAAAAAGAAAATGTTCTTGTTAAAATATCTATCATTTCACTATTATTAATGTTTTTTCTCTCAATTAATGTATTCAATATATACCATATACAATCTGTAATATCCAAATCATATATAAATATATCGTACAATAAATCTCTAAAATGATTGAATTTCAAATTATCTATATTTATAATTTCATCTATGATTTTATTACATATTGATTTATAAGGTTTTGTATCATTCTTATCATTAATCTTGATTGTTTCATTATTATTTACTTGTTCATTTAAATAATGCGTCGCCGAATGAGTATCAGCAATTATATTTACATGTCTCAAGTCTTTTATATTCACGATTTCATTCAAATCAAAATCATTATGTAATTTAATTTTCAAACATTTATTATATTGACTTTTTGTTGGTCTTGGTACAGAAATAATTTGACAACAATTTAATATATTATCAGGTATAAAACTTATCTCTTCTGTTAATAATATAAATTTCAAAGAAATCGCCTGTTGATTTAATGTCTGCATATAACTATAAAAAGTATCCAATAATTCACCATGTATTTCATGAAAATTTTTACAAACGATTATACCTATCTTATCTACCTTTGCGGACACAATATCAAGTATATTATAATAAATCTCATTCCATAACATTTTTGATTGACAACCCAATAATGACATGTCTATTTCAAAATGTATATCGCTTATTTTGAAATAGTAAATGGATTTATTATAAGATACAATAATTTTTTTTTCGTATTTCAATTCACTTTGACTATAACGTTTTATAGATTTTAACATCTGAGTATACTTACCCACACCTTTGGGTCCATAGAATATTAAATTTCTAAAATTATGTATTGATGCTGGAAATTTTTTATATAATACCTCTAATTTTGGATGTAAATCACATTGTTTATTGGATTCAATATAATCATCAAAATGAGTATCGTATATTTTCATTAAATATATATAATTTTAACTCTTTATTATTTTTATATATAAAATACTTATATGAAATCAAGACAAAAAATAAATAAATTTGTTTAATGTTTTTAATGTCAATGTTTATAATCATCATCTGTTAAATATACATTCTTACATAAATGTTTAATTACCTTTTCTTGTTTATCATCTATTGGGTCTGTTATAGATTTCACTATACTAATAAATTCTTCTTTATCTTTTTCATTTGTTAAATAATTCGGCTTAGAATTTGTAAATGTATTTATACTTTTAGATTGTTTTATAGAAACCTTCTTAATCGCATCTTTTATATACATTTTATTTTCATCCTTTTCCCATGTATCATTTTTTATATACAATGTCTCTCGTTTAATATCCGTACAATGAAGAGGTCTTTCATGGAGAGATAATTTCTTTATATTCTCCAAAAAAATCTGTGAAATTCCTTCTGCTAAACCTTTATCTTTTGTTAATAATAAATTACTTAATGAAACATCTATTTTCTTTATAAATTCATCCATACTCATAGCATCTTTACATTTTTCATTTAGAAAGATATTAATGTCAACTTTATTATTCGAATTTATAGTATTATTATTTCCAAGTTTTGGTATAAGTTCTATTAATTGTTTTTGATATTCTTGCGATTGTTTAATTAATAGCTCTTGAAGTTGATTGTTTTGAGTAATGAGTAATTCTATCAATTCATTTTTATTTTCAACTGTTTTCTCTAAATCTTCTTCTATTTTATCATTTTTAATATTTTCTATTTTTTCATTTTTTTTAATAAATTCACAACTTCGTTTATGTCTTGATAGATTTGTCATATGCTTGTAACTTTTTCCACATTTACATACATAGTCTTTTGGGGATAATTCAGGTGTTTTATTATCACAATTCATATCATATAATCTTTTATGTTTATTAGTAAGCACGTGTCTATTGTAATCTTTTTTATTTGACGTAATAAAGTTACATATTATACATTCATAATTAACATATTTTTTTGGGTTTGTTTTGGGAGAATTCGGGGATAAAATATAATCTCCTGTAATCATTTATATGATTATAGAAAAAACCTTTAAGTTCTTTTGAAAAATGTATAAAAAAGTGGTTTGTGACCATTATGCTCTTATTTTAACTTTTTTTTATTAAAATTTTGTCACGATAAAATTTTTTTTTCATTTTCATATCTTTCCTGACCGATTTGAAAATGGACATGGTTTTTTCGGATTTTTGTGAGAAAGATTAGACCCTTGTTTTTTTAGTTTTTTAATTTATCAAAAATATTGAAAAATAAATATCAAAAAATTATTAAAAATATTAAAAAATAAATATATTTATTGTTGTTTTTTTATTTTCATTACAAAAAAAATTTCATTTTCTGTTTCTATTTTTTCAAAATTGTTCAAAAAATTTATTAAATTAGATTCTATTTTTTTATTGTCATTTATAGAGCATGTTTTTTTGTGTCTTGATAACGTAGAGGCATGTTTATAATTTTTTTCACAAATTATACATTTATATGTTTTTGGGGTACTTTGGGGTATTTTATTATCATTTTTCATATCAATTATCTTTTTATGTTTTACAGTGTTTAAATGACGATTAAAATCTTTTTTATTACACGTAGAAAAGTTACAATGTTCGCAATTGAATTTCGGGGTGTTTTGGGGTTCTTTTGGGGTATTATTATAATCCATGTAATCCGGTTTATATGATTATAGAAAAAACCTTTAAGTTCTTTTGAAAAATGTATAAAAAAGTGGTTTGTGACCATTATGCTCTTATTTTGAATTTTTTATGAAAAAAAATGTGATGATAAAAAAAAATTTTTCATTTTCATATCTTTCCTGGCCGATTTGAAAATGGACATGGTTTTTTCGGATTTTTGTGGGAAAGATTGGACCCTTGTTTTTTTCATTTTTTTTAAATTTATAAATATTCGTCACAATTTATAAAATTTAAAATATAATATGTGATTATTTATCAATACAAAAAAAATTTTACAAAACATATAATACCTTTTATTTTTTGAATACTTATCTCATTCAAAAATTAATTTAATTTAAATATATAATGGAATATAAGGATTATAAATATTATTTTTTATTGATTTTTTCAATTGTTTTTTTTGAAAGTGTAGCGCAATATCACATAAAAAAAAGTAAAATCAACAATAATTATATATATTTATTAGTAGCAATATTATCATATAGTATTGTATGTTTATTATTGAATAAATGTTATGAATTTAATGGAGTTGGAATGACAAACTTTGTATGGTCTATTTTAAGTATTGTAACAATGTTAATATTAGGAGTTGTTGTATTCAATGAAAATGTAACAAAATATGATATAATAGGCATTTGTTTGAGCATATCTGGATTATATTTGATATTTGTTTATGAACATAAAGAATAAAACTATATAAAATCATAAAATTAATTATTTTAATGAATTTTGACGAGGTTATAAATCGATTGAATGAGAGAAAATCAATACATCCAAATATTTCAAGCATATGGACTCATTATTTAAATATTAAAAAACAAAAATTAGAAAAAGCAATATTAGATGCTCAATATATGCTAAGCATTTCAGAGAGAATAGAACAAGATATAACACCAGAAATGATATATCTAATGTTAGTAGCCATGTCTAACGGTGAAACAGATACAGATACAAATACAAATATAATTTAAATATAACTAATATATTCTTTTAGGAAAATGAATATATTATTGAATTTAAATCAAGTGAATCCAGACTATATTTTTTATGGAGAAATAACAAAGAATTCAATTATTGAGAATGGAATGTTCACCCGTATTATTTATTCTGATTCTTTAATGACATTGAATGGATTACATATAACATTTCATCAACATGAATATGGAATTGGATATAATGAAAATGATAAAATAATTCAAAAAGGAATCATAGAAACATTAATTGAATTAGAAAGAATAATACTTTTTAAAATTGATATTACTGAAAAAACATGTCAATATAAAATTAAAGATTATTTAAAAAATTTGAGTTCAAAACTGGGTGACAATTTCAAAGTAAATAAATATTTGTTAAAAATATCTGGAATATGGGAAACTACAAATGAATATGGTATAACTTTTAAATTTTTAGATATGAAATAAAATTATCCATCAGTAGAAAAGTATTTTAATATAATCTGTAAAACAAATATAATTAGATAATTTACGGAACCAATCGCATAACTAATACTCGACATTTGTGTTGCGACTTGTTTGAAAATAGCAGGCATCATACTATTTGGATTATTTGTTGAATTATCTCCAACTTGATTTCTAATATAATATAATATTATTATGATTTGTAATACAATTAAAAATGATGAAACAGTACTAAACATATAATAGTCTTTAGAAACTTGACCTTTATTAATACGTGTTTTATATGTAATATTCATAAAAATTATCCAAGCGATGATTCCAATTAAAAATAAAACAGGAAATGATGAAAAAATCATTGTTTGAATAAAATCGACGACATTGCTTTCCATTTCTGATTTACTTGCTAAAGAAAATGTGATATACATGATTCCAAATAAAGCAATGAGAACAACACCATATCCCCATATAACAGAATTGGCGGGTCCATCAACACCATCTTGTGATGTATTTTGATAAAACGCCATTTTTATCAATAATCCTGATATAGCAATACCAGTTAATATATTAATATCATATTTAGTATCATTTGAAGCTGGAGGAGGAGCCATTTATATCATATATTAGTATTTTATTTATAAAAAAAATGTAGATATTAAGTATAAATGTATCATTCTTTGAATAATCCACATCAATTAATTGATAGACAACAAACATATACATTAAATAAAAAAATATTAACCATTCATTCAGAAGATAGAGATATGTGTAAATGGCCTTTTTCTAATTCATTTGCTATTGAATGTCCTGAAATTTATTTTAATATTCAAACAATGAGATTAGTTGACGTTGCTTTACCTCAAAATCAAGATGTATTTAATAATGAATATCAAAATACTAAATTATCATTTAGTTTATATCCAAGAAACCCAGCATCTGTATATTATTATCCATTAGCTACAAATGTAAATAGCTCATATATAATTACAATTCAAGATGGAACTTATACAGCAGAACAACTAGCAAATGAATTACAAAATAAATTAAATAAGGCAGTCAATGATTATTTAATTACACAGGGGTCTTATCCTACATATTTAAATTTTAAAGTTTACTATGACCAAGTAGGTAATTGTTTATATTTTGGAAATACAGAAGATGAATTTACATTTGAGTTTTCAAAGCGAATTGTATATACATTAAGTCAGTGTGACCAGCCGATTGTTTTTGACAGATGTACTCAATGGGGATTACCTTGGCATTTAGGGTTTTGTCAAACAAATTATACATCAACTGCATTATTAAAAAGCAATGGAGATGATGATATTATTTTTTATTATAAAAAACAAGATTCACCTGATTATGTATGGTTAGCAGCAGGCGACCCTACACCAAGTTATTTTATAAAAGCGCCTACGTCTTTAAAAATATCAGGAGACATAGCAATATATTTGGAAATTGAAAGATATAATTACATGGATGAACTAACACCTTATGCTTCAACAAATAGGAATGGTGATTATTATGGAGGAAAAGTAAATTCAGCATTTGTAAAAATACCAATTACTTCAAAAACACCAAATTATATGTATGATGGAACTAATTTTTTCATTAATAATAGCGGATTTTATATACCACCTATTGATAAAATATCTAGATTTAAATTCAAATTTAGATATCATGATGGAAGATTGGTCAATTTTAAAGATGACCCTTTTACATTTAGTATAGAAATAAATCAGATTAGAAATGATATGGATAAATCATACTCAATTAAAGCACCTGTCATTTATAATGGATAAATAACTAACTATACATTGTAATTCTCTTTTATCCATCGCAATATAGTTGAAATATCATCTGTTTTATAATTTCCATTATATTTTGATAAACTAAAGAATTTAGGTGTTCTCATAGATTTTGTTTTATAAAATATATAATCTCCATATTTGCCTTTTCGAATACTTAAATCATAATTAATGTATTTTACAATATTACTTGATTCTGATTTTTGAGTATGGGTATCTTGATTTAAAGTCGTAATTGGCCTATTTATGTGAGTTATCACATCATCCAATGTAATTTCACTGACTTCTTTATCTAAACCATTGAGGGATTTTTTATTTTCACCCCAAGTAACATATAATCCATATTTGCCTTTTTTGAGAGTTAGTGTTTCATTATCATATTTTCCAAGTTTTTTACTAACAAATTTCTTTTCCTTTTTCTCTCCTCCATCCACATCATCTGCTTCATCGGTATGAATCGAAATTTTTCCAGTTAAATCAATTTGAGACGTAGATGTTTCAACCTGATTTAAACATTCTCTACAAAGTTCATGCCAAACAGTAAATCCTTTTGCTATATTATCTAAAACATCCTCCATATATTTCGTGTATTCATACTTGAATAAATCATTATAATATTTTGTTAAAAATTCGCAAACAATTAATCCTATTGGTTGAATAACTAGTTTATTTTTTTCATTGCCAAACTCTCGTTCGGTATTGATTTCATTTAAAATATCCCCTGTTAAATCAAAGTCAACACATTTTACAGTTTTTCCAGTGACATTTTCTTTCTTTACGTATCCTCTAGATTGTATTTTATCAATTAATGATGAAAAAGTAGATGGTCTTCCAATTCCTTTTTCCTCTAATAATTGAACTAGTTTAGCTTCAGTATAATGTTGTTTTGTTTCTTTCATTGTTACTCTTGAAGTAATTTTATTATAATCGATTTTAGAATTATTTTTTATAGCTAACAGAAAGGTATAAATTGAATTTACAAGTTCATATCCATTTACTATTTTCCATCCAGGAAAAACAATTTGCTCTGCTGAATATTTATAAACATGGTTTTCAGGTGCTGTAATAGTAGAAGTGATTGATTTATAAATTGCTGGACTCATACAACTCTCAATTGTATTTGTCCAAATTAATTTGTATATTTTTTTCTCTTTTGAATCAGCATCATCTGGTAATTCTTTTATATCAATATTAGTAGGTCTAATTGCTTCATGTGCTTCTTGAGCTTTTACTTTATCGTTATCATTCGATTTCTTTTTTGTTAATTTCAACCCATTACCTCCAGATTCAGATAACAAATCAATATTTTTATGTATATATTCGTTTCCATATTCTTTCAAAATGAAACGTTTTGATTTCTCGATAAATTCTTTACTATATATCTTAGAATCAGTTCTCATATACGTAATGTATCCACCTTCATATAACTTTTGACAAATACTCATTGTTTCTTTTGGAGAAATTCTGAATTCATTGCTACATGCTTGCTGTATTGTACTTGTTATAAATGGACTTGGTGGATTTTTTGTTACATTTTTTGGTTCAGATATCGAAAATTTATGGTCAAAATTAACACTTTCTTCTAAGAAATTTCCAATAGATTCTTCATTTGTGTGATTATAATTTAATTCATAAGGAATATTTTTTTTTGTAAAATAACCAGTAGTATTATATACAATTACATTTGGCGAATTATCAATTTCTTTCTGATTATCATAAATTAATTTGAGCGCAGGTGTTTGACAACGACCAGCAGATAAACCTTGTTTTGATTCAGATTTGATATATTTCCATAATACAGGTGAAATTTTATATCCAACAATAATATCCAAAATTTGTCTAGCTTGTTGAGCTTGAACTAAATCTAAATTAAGTGTTACTGGATTTTCAACAGCTCGTTGTAATGCGGATTTTGTAATTTCATTAAATATAATCCGTTTTGTAGTATTAATATTTAATTTAAATTGTTTACAAATGTGCCATCCAATCGCTTCGCCTTCGCGGTCATCATCTGTAGCAATAAATACTTCTGAACTATTTGTAATAGCTTTTTTGATTTTCTCGATTTGTTGTCTTTTTTTTTGGTCGACCGAATAGGTTGGAGAGAAATTATTTGAAATATCAATAGATTCTAAACCATTTAATTCGGTAATATGACCAAAACTAGCTATACATTTATATCCAGAACCTAAATATTCCTCAATCTTTTTACATTTAGCTGGAGATTCAACAATTAATAACGTGTAAGGCATTTATTTATATATTATTTAGTGTGTAAACTTTAAATGGCTAAAGAATAATTTTATCATTTCAATTGTTTTATAATTTCAATTGTTGAGAGAAATTATAAATATTAAATTTAAGGATTCAATCTTTTCCATTGAGACCAATTTATTTTTTTCTCGATTACTTTTTTATTCGATTCATTTGTATCGTTAGATTCTCTATCTAACTTTTCACTTTTTTTTAGAGCACTATCAATATACATTTCTTTTAGAATAGTTCCAACTTTAAAAGAACCCTCATGTTGGTCTAAATTGCCATTTTCTATATCTCTTAATACATCTAAAAATATATTAAGTAATTTTAAATCAATTTCATCTTTTTTAACTTTATTAAAAATATCAGTATAATGATTAAATAAAAAATTACATTCTTTAATACAAAGTTCTTCAAAATCAGTTGGATTTTCTCTCATCATATCAGCGTGTTTTCTTTTTAAAAATAAAAACGTTTTAATATCATCTCTTATAAATTGACTATGTTTTTTTCTACGAATTTCATCTGTCATATCTTCTACATTATTCGCACTTATCATTTTTTGTAAATTAAGTCTTTCAGATGGGTCCATTATTTATAGAATGATTATATTATAATCTATATAAAATACCGCAAATAAAATTATTTTCTCTCGTTAAATTAAATTATGGTAGACGCAAAGACATCGCCAAGTGGCCCGTTTCCTATTTTAACATATCCGTTCAAATATGGAAGTAGTCCAAGTGAAAATGCTGCTGCTATGATGACTAATTCTGCTAGTGAACAGGCAGAATTAAATCATACATTAGCAGGTGGAAAAAAATTAAGACGTAAACATAAAAAGCATAATACACGTATTAAATATATGAGAGGAGGAGGATTGCTAGGCGGTGATGTATATGAAATACCTCAATTTCCACAAATGGGTGCCGAAGTATCACCTCAAGGAGGTAATTCCGCGATATTGAAATTAAATGAAGTATCTATAAATGCTGCTGCGCAGGCAGAAGGTGATTCGGCAGTTGAAATGAATGGTGGAAAAAAATACAAGAAACGATTAAACAAGTCGAAAAAATCTAGAAAAAATAGAAAATCAAACAAGTCGAATAAGTTCAGAAAATCAAAACGTTCACGAAAATCAAGAAAATCAAAATCAAGAAAATATTGAATATTATAAGCGTATTTGTTATAAATGTATTTTCTAAATAAAAAATAGCAATATAATTTATTATGAGAACGAGTGATATATTATTATCAACATTTATATTTATAGTATTTATCGCTTTATATATGTCAAATGTTTTAGCAATTGGTATTGAAAATATTAAACAAAATTGGCCAAAATATCGATGTAATCCTATGATAATGCCTTTTGCTGGTGTAGTTGGTCCATCTGGTGTAAATTCGAGCAATAATTTTATATATTGTGTTCAAAATATGCAGACGAATTATATGCAGTATTTATTACAACCAGTAAATTATAGTTTGAATTCAATGGGGTCTGTTGCTTTTTCATTAACAAATAGCATTGATAGTGTAAGAAAGTTTTTTGATTATTTAAGAACACAAGTAAGTAGTATAGTTCAAGGTGTTTTTGGTGTTTTTTTAAATATTATTATAGAATTTCAAAGAAATGTAATAAATATAAAAGATTTATTTGGAAAATTAACAGGTATATTAGCAACTTTTATATATCTTTTGAATGGCAGTGTTTTATCAATGCAAAGTGTTTGGGCAGGTCCTCCAGGACAATTAGTTAGAAAAATGGGAAAATTTAAACCACCAAGATGTTTTGAACCAGATACATTAATTCAAACTAAAGATGGTATATACACTAGAATGGAAGATTTGAAATTAGGCGAAATATTGAAAGATGGTTCAGAAGTAGTAGCTGTTATGAAAATAAGTAATTTAGATAAAAATAAAAAACAAATACAACCGTTTTATAAAATAAAAGGAGGAGAGAAAAATAAAGATATTTATGTTTCTGGAACTCATTTAATATATGAACCAAGTAAATTAGACTTTATTCAAGTCAATAAATCATCAAAAGCAATTAAAACTGATAAATATTGCGATTATTTTTGTTGTTTGATTACATCTACACATGTAATAACCATTGGTAATCATGTATTCCATGATTGGGAAGATAATCAAGGTTCTTTATCAAAAGATATATAAATATTTAAATCAAGTGTTAATTATAAATAAAGTATAAATGAATATTATCCATCTACTATATATGGATAATATTGGTGTATTATATGAGAAAATTAATAAAATATATACAAAGAGTGGCTTTTTAGAAAGATACGGTGAAGATTTATTTATAACAATATTTGTATTTATTATATTTTTTATTATTTTTTTATATTTTCTTGTAATGAATAATATAGAACCAATAAGAGCAAATTGGACTACAGAACGATGTAATCCTGCGTATATGCCATTTGCTGGTATAATAAACGCGCCACCAGATGTAAATAAATTACAATATACAGCTGATAATTTTAACGGATGTTTGAACAATATCTTAACGAGTATAATACAATATTCTCTATCACCCATTTATTATTCAATACATATAGTTATAAACGTTTTCAAAGGAATTGCAACTGCTTTACAACATATAAGAACAGTATTTGACAAATTGAGAAATAATATATCAAATGTTAGTCAAGAATTATACGATAGAAATATTAACGTTACAACACCAATTATACAATTGCTTATTAATATGAAAGATTTATTAGCAAAAACACAAGGTATTTTAACAAGTGGAGTTTTTACTTTATTTGGAGGATATCTCAGTATGAAATCAGTGATTGGTTCAGTAGTAGATATGACAACTACTATTATCATTGCTATGGTAACATTTGTAATATTTTTATGGGCCATGGCAGCGTTTCTACCTGCTACAATAGCAGTTGCAGCTCCATTAACAGCTGTATTAGGTTCAATGATTGGAGTATTAGGATACGTAACAGTTGAAAGTAAAAAAATACTTCGTATTACTCCATCGAAAGGTATACCGAATAAACCACGATGTTTTGATGAAAATACAGTAATAACATTAGTTAATAATTCTGTTAAATATATAAAAGATTTAAATATCGGAGATGTATTATTAGACGGTTCTACTATTACAGGTATAATGATATCATCAACAGAGGACCATTCGTTTTTTGATTTGAATGGAATTATTGTCACTGGTACACACAGAGTATACCATAAAAGATATGGTTGGATATTAGTTAAAGACCATCCAGATAGTAAATTAATTCAAAAATATAATAAAAAATTAATGTATTGCGTGGGTACAAGTAGTAAATTATTAATCATCGATGATATTATTTTTGGAGATTGGGATGAATTAGATAATAATGATGTTGTTGAATTATATGAAAATGCTAGACATACACTTCCAGAGTACTTTAAACGAGACCATATTCACAAATATTTAGATGGTGGTTTTATAAAAGGTACAAAAATCGAACTTAAACATGGTAAATTTAAAAATATAGAAGATATCAAAGTAAATGATATATTGAAACATGGTGAAAAAGTTTTAACCACTGTTATGTTAGACTCTAAAAATTTAATAGGTGTATATGAATATCATATTGAAGATAAAATTATAAAAGGAGGTCCAAATTTAGAAATTATGGATGAAAATTTAGGAACAGTGGATACTACAAAATTAATAGGTATTAAAATTGAACCAGGCGATTATATCTATAACTTAGTAACAAATACAGAAATGTTCTATGTAAATGGAATTCGTTTTTGCGATTATAATTCAACCACTGATAAGTATTTAAATAACAGAAAAATGAAAACTTAAGCTAATACAAATATATTTTTATCTGTTGATTATGTATAAAGATGAATATAGAAGTTTTTGGACAAAAACTCAGAGTTGAAGTTATTTTAATTAGTATCTTATTAGGATATATTTTAGGTGCTCATTTATTATGTTCTTGTTCTAAAATATCATTAAAAGAGGGACTAACTATGTTAGGAGGAGGAGGAGGAGCACCTGTTTCATATCATATGGGCGATGGTGTTCCTACTAGTTGGGAAAATAGACCTGAGTTAAAAGAAAAAGGACCCAGTGATTGGTATAAAAGTTTAGAAGGTAATAGCGCTCCTAATCCTCAAGAATGGGTTGAATCTGGAAGATTAGAATTTTTAGCTCATAATAAATTTGATGCTAAATGTTGCCCATCATTTTATTCTGGTGATATGGGATGTCCTTGTATTTCACCAGAACAAATGAAATATTTAAATTCTAGAGGAGGAAATAGAACATTCCCTACTGAATTTTAAATGATAATATGAATGTATAATTTTTGTATTATCAATATTATAAATCAAAAAAATCACTGTTACAATAATTACAATATTTTATTTGTTTACTATGTTCTGTGTCGATGTCAATAAAATCTGTATTCCATTCATGTTTACAATTTTTCTTTAAATATTGGTTAATATCATTTGAAATAGAGCATATACTATCTAAAAATAATTGTGAAATATCATGTAAGTCGTTATATTTATTTATAATATGTAATTCATCATTAGTTAATTCTTCATAATTATCAACTGTTTTATCTTTAATTAATTGATTAATATTATTGTGGTTAGTATAATATGTTTTAAGTAAATTATTAAAATGATGAAAAAAATAAATATTATTCATTTATAATTATAAATATATCTATTAATGAATTATATTTAAGTATGTTAGTATGTTATTATAGATTGTTTACGTTTTGTATACAACAACAATGGTTGAGTGAATGAATCGTTATATTTTTAGGTGTACATACCATAAGGAACACGTTCTTCCTTATTTTTCTTTAATAATTTATTCACAATATCAATTGTAACTGTAAGAGGGAATTCAATATTAAGAGACATTTCCTGTTCAAACAAATTTGTGCCTGGTTTCATAAGTCTATACAAATTTAATTTTGTATAAACAATTTCTAAACATCGTTTTAGATTTCGTACACCATTTTCTTCTTGAGTATGATTATCAATAATGTATTGAATCGTCTCATCTGGAATATTAATCTGTCCTGATTCAAACTTAACTTGTTCCATGATTTTAGGCAATAGATAATCTTTGGCAATAGATGTTTTTTCCTTCTTATCATAACCAGAAGTGTGAATTCTGTACATTCTGTCTCTTAGAATTGGATTTACTTTACTTTCATCGTTGTAACTGAAAATGAATAGACATTTACTTAAATCAAAATCAATTTCTGAAAAATATTTATCATGAAATTTTGTATTTTGACTTGTGTCAGTAAGATGAGTTAGAATGCCAATAATTTCTTCACCTCGAGGAGTCAAACTCACTTTATCTAATTCGTCGAAATAAATTACTGGATTCATTGATTTACATTTAATCAATATATCTACAATTTTACCCCATGTACTACCTTCATATGTGTAAGAATGACCTTCTAGGAAACTACTATCAGTTGCTCCACCAAGCGCAATAAATGCGAATTCTCGATTTAAAATTTTACTAATTCCATCTTTAACTAATGTTGTTTTTCCTGTTCCCATAGGTCCTTGAATTGCGATTGCGGTGCCTACCGCTTCAGGGTTTGCTATCCATTGTCCGATCATCTGCATAATCTGCATCTTAGCATCATTCAAACCAAATACTTCTTTATCCAAACACGTTTTAGCATTATCCATAAATTCATGACATTTATTAACACCATCAGTTAAAGTAACTGGTAAATTTTTATAAGTTCCAAACGGTATTTGCATAAATGTATCAATCCAATTTTTAATTTTATAATATTCTCCACTACCAGGTTCCATATATCTCAATTGATTAAGTCTTCTTAACGCACATGACTTAAATTCAGTAGGGATATTTGATTCCAATAGTGTAAGTCTATAAGGTTTTTCTACTTTTGTCATTTTTTGAATAGATTCCATTTCTTTTAAGATTAAATCTTGTTCATCACAATTTAACTTTTGTTTGAAAAACGTAACATCATTTGTAATGTAATTTGTTTTTAATAATTTTTTAAACTGTTTAAGATTTTTCTTTTTCTTATTATTCAACTGTTGTTGTTTCTTCTTTTTTGTTTCTTCTTCATATTTTTGTGTAATAGTTGAAATATTTTTAAGAATAGCACTATTCTTATTGCCAGATGCTAGTAATTTTTCAGTCATATCTTTAAATTTAGCAATAATTTCATCATCTTTTAATTTTGTAGTGCGTTTTTGTTTGGGTTGGTCTTCTTCTTCGCAAGCATTTTCTTCTTCGCAATCATCATCTTCATACTCTTCATCATCCGAGTTTTCTTCGTATTCTCCATCACATTCTTCACAACATTCATCCTCTTCTTCATAATCAGAATCATCTTCGTCTTCATAATCAGAATCATCCTCGTCGTCATAATCAGAATCATCTTCTTCGCCAAACTTATTACCAGCCATTGTAAAGATAATATTAATTTTTCCTGGTTTAATTCCAGCTTTATGATAAAGCTCCTCGACGGAATCTTCTTCTTCAGTATCTTCTTCTTCTTCATCTGAAGGAGGGGTTTTATCATTTTCAATCTTTTTATTTTTTTTAATTTCTGTTTTTTGTTTAGGCATAGATTTTTTTACACTAGATTTAGTTGAAGTCTTCGTATATTTATCAATCGATGATTTATCAGAAGATTCCTCCATTTTTTTTGATTTTGAAGGAGTATTTTTTGCCTTTTCAATACTATATTTTGATGGATATAAATCAGCTAGTAAATTACGAAATTCTTTCACATCGAATTTTTCTTCTTCATTACTATCTTCTTCCTCTTCATCATCAATCCAACTACTGCTACTATCATCAGACGAAGAGACATATTTTTTTTTAGAAACTTCATACGTTTTACCATTACGAAGCTTCATATTATTAGGTTTAGCAGAATTAATCTTTTCGGACATATTAATTGATACTGTAATTTTTATTTATATCAATTTACAATTTCAATTTTTTTATATATTATAATAAAAATTGAAATAAAATAATCTAAATATTGTGTATTTTATATAAGAAGGAATGTACAAGGCTAAAAGCTCAATCACAAAACAACGAACTCCTGCCAAAATTATTGGAATTCAATTTAGTATTTTATCTCCTGATGAAATTAGAAAAAGTTCAGTGACTGAAATTACTAGCCGAGATACATATATTAATAATAAACCTGTTATCGGTGGACTTTTTGACCCCAGAATGGGTGTACTAGAACCTGGTTTAATTTGTCCTACTGATGGTATGAATTATATGGATACTCCTGGTTATTTTGGTCACATTGAATTAGCAAAGCCTGTATTTTATCATCAATATCTTTCTACTATTATGAAAATAATTAGATGCGTGTGTTATAAATGTAGTAAATTATTAATTAGTAAAACAAAATATAAACAAGCCCTTGATATGCCTTCTTATAAAAGATGGAATTTTGTATTTTCACATGCCAGTAAAATTAAACGATGTGGCGAAGATTCAGATGATGGTTGTGGTACTAAACAACCTTCCAAAATTAAAAAAGAAGGTCTTGCTACAATCATCGCTGAATGGCAAAATATGGAAGGACTTGATGCTGAAGATAGTGATAAATTAAGCGTTAAACTTACACCAGAACTTGTATTGAAAATATTTAGAAGAATTTCAGACGAAGATGTCTCCTTTATGGGATTCAGTCCAACCTGGTCTAGGCCTGATTGGATGATTTGTCAAGTTTTGGCTGTACCTCCTCCTGCGGTTCGTCCTTCAGTTAAACATGATTCACAACAACGAAGCGAAGATGATATAAGTCATATTATAGTAAATATTATCAAACACAATAAAACATTACAAGAACGTATTTCACAAAATGCTCCTGCCAATCAAATTGATGACTGGACTACCATTTTACAATATTATATTGCGACACTTGTTGATAATAATATTCCAGGTGTTGCTGCTGTAGCACAGCGTTCGGGTCGTCCTTTGAAATCAATTAAAGAACGTTTAAATGGTAAAACAGGACGTGTAAGAGGTAACTTGATGGGAAAACGTGTTGATTTCTCAGCACGTTCTGTCATTACACCTGACCCCAATATTTCCATTAGGGAATTAGGTGTTCCTCTTAAAATTGCTAAAAATATTACTAAACCTGTTGTTGTCAATGACAGGAATAAAAATTTTGTTTTGAAATTAATTCAAAATGGCCCTGATATTCATCCTGGTGCTAAAATTCTCGAGAAAAAAACAGGCGAAACCATTTCTTTAAGACATGTTGACAGAAAATCAATTGTTCTTGAAAATGGTGACATTGTTCATCGTCATATTATGGATGGCGACGGAGTTCTATTCAATCGGCAACCTACCCTACATCGTATGAGCATGATGTGTCATATCGTTCGGGTAATGCCGCAGGGTGATACGTTTAGAATGAATGTCGCGTGTACAAAGCCCTACAATGCTGATTTTGATGGAGATAAATAATCATCTTGTCTCCAACAGGCGAACGTTTACTAAGTTGTAGACAATACTTAGTAATGAAAACGTTGTAATGTCTACTGATTCATTGTGAATTAATGTAATCGCCTAGTCATTTTAGTAAATCAATATAAACAATACTTGCTCTATAACAAAATATGGAAGAACTATTTGAAATTCATGAATCCCACAAAGTAATTGGTCATATATATAAAATTATTAATAATATAAACAACAAATGTTATATTGGTCAAACAAGAAGTCATCGTCTAAATAAAGGAAAATACAGACCTTTTGGTTATATTGGAAGATTTAAAGACCATATTAGTGAAGCTAAAAATATTAATAAAAAAAATAGATGTACTTATCTAAACAATGCGATAATAAAATATGGAGTAGATAATTTTACATGCGAATTAATTATAACATGTCCAATTGATGAATTGGATAAACATGAAATCAATTATATATCATTATACAATTCAAAATTTCCAAATGGTTACAATTTGACGGATGGTGGTCAAAAATTAGGGAATAAAAAAGGTCAGATTAATAATGTCAATGATACTCGTGATATTGAACAAATATCAAAAATGAAAACTAAGAAAGAACATAGTGATTATACTAGAAGTTTGATATCACGACGATTAAATGAATATAATGAGAATAATCCAAATATATGTTTGGAACGTATGTATATGACTCAAAAACAACATTATAATCAGAAATTTGAAAAATGTAAAAATTCATTAATTGATAGAACAAATATTGACCAATATATAAAAATAGTAAAAAATAATATATTAAACTATGAATATGTTCGTGTTAGATTAGGAAAACAAAAAATTAATTTTGTGGGTAAACATGAAACTATTGATGAAATTAAAAATAGAGCAAGAATGTTTATATTAGATATACTAAAATGGCAAGACAACCTTGATGCGGGAACTCCCTTAGAGCCTTTACTACCACTCAGTAGCAGAAATGTTACAGAGGAACTCGGTTAATAGCCGAACCCAATGGTAATAATGTAAAGGATTGGGTAATCCGCAGTGTTACTTCCTACGTCCGTTATGGTAAGGATATGGAAGGCACTCAGAGACTGAACGGGTGTCGGTAAGTTATGATGGATTAACCATCCTGAACTTGCTTAAGATACAGTCCGTCCCTTTTGGAAACATTAGGGGTATTCATGGAGATGAATATGCACGTACCTCAAGATGATGAAAGTGAGATTGAATTAAAGCATTTGGCAGCAATTCCATACCAAATTATTAGCCCTGCGAATAACAAGCCAATTATTGGTATTTTCCAAGATAATATGATTGGTGCGTTTCGTTTAACAAGAGAAAATATTAATTTTGACCCAAGACAGGCAATGAATTTATTGATTGGAATCAATAAAATTAACATTCAAAAATTATCAGATTATTTTGATTCTAATAAAGGGTATATTGATAGTTTTCAGTTATTGTCTAATATTATGCCCCCTATGACATTAATGTATAAAACAAAACGTTTTGAAGATAGTGAAGATGTAAAATCATCAAATAACTTTTTGGATATTCTTAATGGCGATTATTTTAGAGGACAAATGGAAAAGGGTGTGTTGGGTGATACTACAAAAGGGTTGATTCATCGTATTTATAATGATTTTGGATACAAGGCAGTGGCTGATTTTATTGATGATTTACAAAGTATCGTTACTGAATATATGAAAACTTCTTCTTATAGTGTAGGTATTAGTGATTTAATTGCTGATTCTAAAACAAATGATTCAATTACGAGTGCTATTAATTCTAAAAAAATGGATGTTAAGAATTTAATTGACCAGGTCCACTTGGGTATTTTTGAAAATAAAACTGGAAAGACAAACGAGGAGGAGTTTGAAACACAAGTGAATAATATTCTGAATAAAGCAGCAAATGATGCTGGTAAAATCGGTCGTCAAAGTTTGAGTAAAGATAACCGATTTGTTATTATGGTAAATGCTGGTTCAAAGGGTAGTGATTTAAATATTTCTCAAATGATTGCTACGTTGGGTCAGCAAAATGTAGATGGTAAACGTATTCCGTATGGGTTTGAAAATAGAACACTACCACATTATTCTAAGTTTGATGATAGTCCTAGAGCTCGAGGTTTTGTTGAGAATTCATTTATTTCAGGTCTTGAACCAGATGAGTTGTTCTTCCACGCTATGGGTGGTCGTGTTGGTCTTATTGATACAGCAGTAAAAACAAGTCAAACTGGTTATATTCAGAGACGTCTTATTAAAGGATTGGAGGACCTTAAAGTAGAATATGACATGACGGTGAGAAATGGAAAACGTCGTATTGTCCAATTTTCATACGGCGAAGATAGTATTGACCCTGTAAAAGTGGAAAATCAAGAAATTCCGATTGTTACAATGAATTATGAGCAAATTTACGCTCATTTCCAGATGCCAACACAAAATTTAAATGATAGTGTTTATATTACGAATTTTACACCAGAAGCAATTAAACGTATGAAACGTCAGGATGCTTTATTGAAAAAGAGAACATCTGAGATGATTGAATATATGCTTAATCAACAAAAAGAAATTGTAAAAAATATTTTCAAATATACAGATGATATGCGTGTAAATGTTCCAGTGGCGTTTAAATATATTATTAATAACATTAAGGGACAATTAAGAATTGATGCAGGTTCTATTTGCGATATTACTCCGCTAGAGGTATTTACTGCGATTGATAAAATGTATGATATTTTAATGAGTAATCAATATGTTCGTCCTACTGAATTATTTAAAGTATTGTATTATTATTACTTATCTCCTAAACATTTATTGATGGTACAATCATTTAATAGTGATGCTGTTACTCTATTATTGAATCAAATTGTCTTATATTATAATAAATCGATTGTAGCTCCAGGAGAAATGGTTGGTATGATTGCTGCTCAATCGATTGGTGAACCCACTACACAGATGACTCTGAATACATTTCACTTTGCTGGTGTAGGCAGTAAATCAAATGTAACTCGTGGTGTTCCTCGTATTGAGGAAATCTTATCATTATCAGATAATCCTAAAAACCCATCGTGTACTGTATATCTTAGAAAAGATGAGGAACGTAATCAGAAAAATGCGATGGAAAACATGCATCGTCTAGAGCATACAACTTTGAGGGAAGTGGTTGATAATATTCAAATTTGTTTTGACCCAGATGATAGTAATACTTTAATTGAAGAGGATAGAGTGATTGTAGAACAATATAAGATATTTGAAAAAATGGTTACAGAATGTGCTAGTTCATTTGAAAGTGGTGATGATATCAAACGTTCTAAATGGATTATTCGTATGGAAATGAACATGGAAGAAATGTTAGATAAAAATATTACGATGGATGATATTCACTTTGCTATTAAAAATAGTTTGAAGGACGATATTGATTGTGTATTTTCAGATTACAATTCTGATAAGCTAATTTTCAGAATTAGAATTAATAATTTATTGAATAAGAAAAAGCAATTGACCAAGACGAATCCGCTAGACCAGTCGGATGAGATTTATCTATTACAAAATTTCCAGGACCATATTTTAGATAATATTGTATTGAGAGGAGTTAAGCATATTACAAAAGTAATTCCTAGAAAGATTGACAATTATGTTGATTTTGAAGAAGATGGATTTGTAAAACATGAGACATGGGTTCTAGATACTGTAGGAACAAATTTGCTTGATATTCTATCACTGGATTATATTGATGCTTATAGAACAGTTACAAATGATATTCAAGAAATTCATAAGGTTTTAGGTATTGAGGCAGCTCGACAGGCAATTTTCAATGAATTATCAGAAACAATTGAAGCTGAAGGAACCTATATTAATTATCATCATTTAAGTGTATTATGTGATAGAATGACAACGAATGATGGAATGACATCTATTTTTAGACATGGAATTAATAATGATGATATTGGTCCAATTGCTAAAGCTTCTTTTGAGGAAACTCCTGAAATGTTCTTACGTGCGGCAAAGCATGCTGAATTAGAAACAATGCGTGGTATTTCTGCGAATGTAATGTGTGGACAAGAAGGATATTATGGTACAGGAATGTTCCAAGTTATGTTAGATATGAATAAAGTAAATGAGTTCAATGAAGTGACTGATACTTCATTTATGGAAAACATTGATGATATTATTGATAATTCATTCCAAATTGATAATCCAAATGATGTATGCTCTATTTCAAGAATGACTATTGAAAATAATGTAGATAATATTAAACAAGTTGATTTGGGAGATGATAATACTGATTATGACCCTGGATTTTAATTTAATAAAATTAAGCAATCAATAGTATCTATAAAAATTTATTTAATAAAAATAATTAAATAAATTTTTTTAATTTATATAATAATGAGTGTAGATTTAGATAAAGTTAGTGTTGTGATTCCAACATATAATAGATTTAAATATTTATTAAATACGATTGCCTCTGTAAAATCTCAAACTTATAAAAATATTGAAATCATTGTAGTAAATGATAATTCTACACAAAAAGAGTATTATACATATAATTGGAATGATACACAAATTAAAATAATACATCTTACAAAAAATACTAAAGAATTATTTGGATATGCATGTGCCGGATATGTAAGAAATGAAGGCATTAAACATGCTGAAGGAAAATATATAGCATTTTGTGATGATGACGATATTTGGTTTCCCAGAAAAATAGAATTACAATTAAAGAAGATGAATGAAACTAATTGTAAAATGTCTTCTACAGATGGATTGATTGGAAATGGAATGTTTAATATAAATCAAAGATATAAAAGATATAACGCAGAATATTTTTTTAATCAAATAAAAAATATTTATAGAAGATATAAAATCATATTAAATAATTATCCTGACATATGGAATTATAATTTTATTAGAATACATAATTGTATTATAACAAGTTCAGTGTTAATTGAAAAAGAAATATTATCAAATATTGGTTTATTCAATAATCTAAAAAATGGTAAAGAGGATTATGATTGTTGGTTAAGAGCATTGAAACATACAAATTGTGCGTATATTAGAGATATTTGTTTTTATTATGATAATGGTCATGGTGATGGTCAAAATTATTAAGTTACTCTTCAACAAGAATTAATTTCCCCTTTTTTTTAGCTCTTTTCTTTTTTTCGACATTTTCTTTTATTGGTTCATTTTCTTCCAAAACTAATTTCAATTTAGCTTTACCTTTTTTTGGTTTTCTTATTTTCTTTTCAGTAAATTGTTCGATGAAATGTTCTAATGTAATTTGATTTTCTTTACTTCTTATTAAGGTTTGATTGTCTATACTAAAATTAGTTATTGGTATTTTAGCTTTACCATTTACAAATAATCTATATTTTGGTATTTTCAAATTACTAATACCGGGTGATTTAATAAAATAGTATTTATCACTTCCATCAGAATTTGCCACAAAAATAAAGTCATTATTTTCCATCAAACTGGTTGACGATAAAAATATTACAGGTACATTATATTTTTTAGCTAATATCCATATATCAAGATTTGTTGCGTAATAATTATCACTCATAATCATGTCTTGTATATTTAATTGTCCGACTAGAACTTGGCTTGCGAATTGTTTACCTTGTTTAATTAATATATCTATAATTTCAAATAGAAAATCTTTATATTTTTCATATTCTTCAATTAAATCTTCCTTTAATTTTATTTTATTTACCAATATTTCATTATGATTATCATTTATAATTGTTTCAATTACATTAAAAGAACATATTTCAGGAGTAGTACCAAATATTAATTCTATAGTTCCTCTAGGGAAAAATGTTTTAAATTTCCCCCCTACATGTTCTGTTTTTTCAATAACACAATTGACATTATCGTATTT